GGTCTATGACGCTATTAGCTTGGAGGGAAACGATAGCTGGTCAGCAACCATATCAAACTCAACCCAGACGACGGATGTCACTGAACCTATGTTTGAAACCAAGGAGGGTCTGAGGTACTCTGTTATCCCAAAGGATACATCTTCTGCTGTTTCTGATTCCTCTGGCTCAAACATTATTGTGCTTGGTGAAGTAACCTCATTATCTGGTTCGGCGCTTAATCAGGTAGGGTTTGACGGGAGGATTAGTAATTTGCCGTTTGGAATTGGCGACGAAATAAGAATACTCGGCAGCTCGTCAACCAGTCCAACAGGACTGACCGTCACTGAGGTGTTAGACAGAAAGACAATTAAGACTAGCTCCTCTGCTATCGGGTTGTTTGGTCAAACGTTAATCGCGGTTTCTAACAGCGTAATCAACGGAGACCACATTAGAGACTACTATGCCAAGGTAGAATTAACGAACGATAATACTGATGATGTTGAGTTATATGCCGTAAACTTATCACTCACTCCATCACCACTACATAACGAACAAGAGAAATAATGCCGGAAGAGAACGAGAAAACTTTTCAATTTGGTGAAGACCAAATTGCTGGAATCGCTGGAGCCGCTGGAGGATTGGCTGGCATCATTGCTGGCGCAACAGGAAGAAAAGCCATCAAAGCTGATATTGAATCTGCAAAACAAAACGTGGAGAATATCAAGGCCACTCAACCGTCTATTACTACACCATCTGCGTATTACGATGCAGTGAAGAACGCCTATGACCAGCGACTCATGCAGATGAGAACGCAAGACATTAACAGGTCTTTAGCCACTACAACGCAAGCGGCTCAGCAGTATGGCTCTAGAGGCTTAGGTGCTGTGATGCAGGCTCAACAAGCGGCTCAACAGCAAATGAGGGCAGAGGCAGCTACTCAACAGCAAGCTCAGACTCAGGCTTTGAGTAATCTTGGTCAGGCTCAGCAGTTCACGCAGCAAATGCAAGACGCTCAGTACGGTAGAAATTTAGAATACGCTTACGACGAGAAGGCGATGGCTGAGGCTAGGTTGGCTCAAAAGCAACAGCAATTAGCGCAAGGAATAGCTGGGTTTATTGAGGGTGGCGTGAAGGTTGCAACGGGATTCATGGAGGAAGGGGGTGAGGTTCAAAAGACTCCGGGTGAATTTAATCATGACACCAACGAAATGTATGTGGTTGATGAGGACGGAAGAGACGTGGGAATTGCTCTGACTGGGGGTGAGTATGTAATTGCCCCAAAGGACGCTAAGAAACTCAAGCAATTGGCGGGTAGCGGGAAGACATCCCTGCATAGATTTGTAAATAAGCTCGTTACTAGATTCGAAAAAGAAGACGACAATGGCTGAAGAAGGAATCAGATTTAAAACAGGATACGTAGGTCCTGCTTTTGACTTTGCTCAAGCGGGCAGAAACATCGGCATGCAGATTGTTGCTGATGTGGAAAGGAAAAGGGAGCGCGAAAGAAGGGACAGAATAGAGAGAGACCAGCAGTATGGCTTCACAAAAGCTATGCAGGAATCTGTTGACGGAAAGCTCAACAACATGTACAGGGAAGGGGCTCAGTTACTCCTCAATGACATGCAAGAGAAGTCAAGCGCTGCCCTTGTTTCTGGAGAGCCATCAGCTATAGCTGCCGCTAATGCAGCTAAACAAGAGTACATGACCTACACCAATATAGCTTCGGCCAAGAGTGCGCAGAATAACCAAATTAGGGCCAATATAGTCGCCGGAAACATTAAAGGATTGGCAGGCACTCAAGAGGAAGCTCTCGCTGATTTTATCGAATATGACAAAGCCGATGTTAGATTTGACGAGAATGGCAGGCTAGTAGTCGCAGACAAAAAAACAGGAGAGCTTAAATACTGGGCTGAGTCATTTTTATCGGATGTAAACGATTTGTATATCCCACCCATGATGTGGGAAGGAACCAACTACATGCCGGAGAACATGGGTAAGGATATTTATGATAGTCTGTTAGCTCAACAGGCGGAGGTTCTTCAGGTTAGAGATGGCAATGGATTTGCTACAGGCAACTTAGATTCAGAGACAGCTTATCAAATGATTAATGATGAGCTTCAATCTAGAATGAGTCTCAGGGGGCCAGAAATGCTTGAGGCTATGCAAGCTATAGGATACAAAGTATTGCGTGCCCCGGGGAAAACTGAGCTTAGTGAGAGCGACATTGACGAAGCAACCAAATTCTACACTGAGGGAGAGTTGTTTAACACAGTACTTCCAGATGGAAGAAATATTGCCAGCGGAAGGCTGAACGATAGGGGTGAATGGGTGTTCGATGTGAGTGACGAGGAAGTCAAGAACTCAGCAGTGGGTATGGAGGTTGCTGTCCAAAAAAGAAAAGCGATAAAAGTATACATGGAGCAGTCTGCTGAGCGTGCATACAATTTAATCCCAGTAAAGGATGAGACTGCCCAGTCTGAACGCATTCGTCGTGAAGAAGAAAGGCTTCAAACCAAGGCCATTTTAGATGCAGCAGCGGCAGAAGCCAACAAGGTGGAGTATCCACCTATCGAATTTTTCGTAGAGCCCGGCACTAAAGTCAGTACAGAAGAAGGGGCGGAAAATACCAATGCAGTAAAAGTAAAAGCTAGCGTATCCGGCAGGACGTTCAGATTCAATATGTCCGGACGTTTGATTGAGTCGGAGATTAATAGTCAAGGAAGTGCTGTTTCAGACAAGGCAAAAGAGCTACTAACTGGAGACATTAAAGTCGAAGTCAAGAATGTCATTCACAATTCAGAGACTGGAGAGATTCTTGGATTTGATTTAAACACGGGGCCGGGTCTAATTGAAGGAGCTTTGTTAAGCATTGACGGAACGCCAATCAAGAACATTACAGTACCAAGGGGTAGCGATGCCTTTGATGAGGTTATCACGTCCATGAGGCAAATAGCGGCTCCATCTAAAACAAAGAGGAGTGGAGCTCAGTTCCTATATGACTCAGAAGCTGCTGTAAAAGCAGCAATAGAAGAAAAGAAAAATAAAAAAGAAAATCAGGCGACCACGATTGAAGAAGAGCCAGTTACAGACGAGTCAATTGAAAGGGAACACAACCTCCTCATGGCTGTTCAACGATTAAACATCAGGACGAACTTAAAAAACGTAGAGGAGGTATTTGATGTATTGGAATCTATGACCGGCGAAGAGAAGACAGCAATGGAAAATCGTATCTTTGAAGAGATTTTAGAGAAAGGTAATATCGCCGCAGTAGTAGATGGGGAGATTGTTTTTCCCGAATAAATAACAGCGTATGAATCCAGAATTGAAGGCACTTATTGATGAGGCCCGCCAACGCGGAGCATCAATGACGGAGATTCGTAGTATCATGGAAGATTACTACGGATTAAAAAAAAAAGAAGAGCAAGAGCAAATCCCGCTCATTGCGACCTTTCCATCCACTTCGGAAATGGGTTCATTGGATTCAAAGGAGGTTTCACTTCTGGAGGGAAGAGAAGGTCCTTCATTTTCGGATTTGGTTTCAAGACCGAGGATAGGTGAGGCTTACGTACCAGACTATCAGGCAGACTTACTCATATCATACGCAGACAATGTAGAGAACTCGTTTAACCAATTGTTCTATGACAGGTTCGACATGGACAAGTATAGACAGTTGGTTGAATACAATGGAGGGGCCACCGAAGAGGAGATGGCTTTCATTGACAACTACAACGCGGCTAAAACTGAGGACGAAAAATATGCTGTCAAGTCCTCCGTTGTTGACTATCTGAGCGAACAATCAGATGCTGACTATGATTTCAATAGATATCTTGTTGGCGCTATAGACGATGGGGTGTTTCAACATTTGACAGGGAATCCTGAAGTTGAGGGGGAGTACGAAATGAAGCCGGTTAGTTTATCGGCACCCATGTCTAAGGCTATAAGAGGTTTAGGGAATGAGGTTTCTAAGGTGGAGGGGGCAAGGCTTAAAGAACTGTTACCCGATGATATAAAGAACGACCCCGAAAGCCTGATGAATTATGAGAGATACCTTCTCGATGAATATGGATTGGCTGTTGACTTAAACAGTGACACATACATCGGAGGGTATGAGTTTCTCAAGGAAGGGGGGTCATCTGGATTTGGGACATCCGTAGCAAAGGCTTGGCATGAAGCAATGGCTGGCGGTAAGCTTTTACTCGGTGATTCTTTTGCCTCCATGTTTGGGGAAGACAACTTCTTCTCTAGGTGGGCTGTTGAATCAGGGGAGGAAAGCAGGAAGATGGCTGAGGAGGCAATGAGCAGACTTCCATATTCCCTTAATAGCTATTCAGAAAAGACAGACAATCTGATTGCGAGTCTTGGAAGGGCTAGGCAAATGGGTGGAGGCATTCCATTTGAACAGCTAGATGACTGGGTTGATGAATCCTTAAGACTGGGCGGAGCTTCGGCACCAATGATGGGCGCAGCAATTACCGCAGGCTTAATCACAAGAGGGAAGTCTATGAAAGGCATGGGGCTTGGCTCTCTTAAAGGGTTAAAAGGAGCCGAAAGAGTTGCAGCCACCAGAAAAATAATTGAGGCAAATAAAAACCTCAGAGCCGTAAGGTCCACCAACCTGTTTGGTGCAGCTCAAAAGACTACAACTGGAGCTAGAATTACTAAGCAAGCAGGAAGAGCTCAGAACTTAGGTGCTCTTGGAGCTACCACCGCAATGGGCATAGCCAGTACCTACAACTCAGTGCGAGATGAGGACTGGTTCCAAGAGATGAACGGCTTTGAGAAGGCGGGGTATACCTCTGCAATGGGATTCTTGGAGGGGGCCCCGGCGTTTGTCGGTGCAGCCATTGCAACCTCGGTACTAAGAGCAGGAGGCAGGGCAGCCACCGAGTCATTTGCTAGAGGAATGCTTAAGGCTGTAGGCTTTGGCGCTATTGAAGAGGGGATGACTGAGGCAACAACGGCAGCAGGTCAGTACTATCTAAACTCTTTAGCAAATCCCAACGTAGACTTCACCATGGATGGGCTATGGGATGCTACTAAAGAAGGGTGGTACGCTGGTGTAGTACTTGGCGCTGGTGTCGCAGGTACGGCCAGCATTCCGGCTGGTGTTAGGGCTGGAGCAATGGCGCTTACATCTATCCCCGGACTCAGGGATTCAATTGAGATAAACAAGCTAGCAAAGGAATACGAGCTTGCCCCAACGATGAAGCTTCGGCAGGAGATTGGGGTCAAGATTAACAATGCCGTGATGAAGGCTTGGGATAAAAGACTCGGCAGAAAAAAGTTTTACGAGAGTCTTCAGCAAAGCAACCCAGAAGCTTTCCAAAAGCTTGAGCAAATCCAAAAGCAGATTGCTAGACTTGGCATTGAGTATGGCCGCTCACAAGACCCTGAGGCTCGCAACAGCTTAAAAGAAAAGATTGTAGGTTTAATAGACCAAAGAACAAAGCAGGAAACAGACCTTGGCTTAGAGTACGAGTTAAACGCTGAAAGCGAATTCAACAGAGTAGCCCGTGGTATCTCAAGAATAGATAAAAAATACAATGGTTATGGTGATTTGTTTCAGGGCGGAGCTGACTCTGTAACTGTGACTTCAGAGAATGTTGATTCCGTCATGGATGCAATCAACAGCACCACCTTTGATGGCACTCCAATGCCTGAAAGCGGGGTGTTTAAGTCGGGCTCTCAGATGCGAAGAGCCATGGCTAACGTTGTGTCTGTGGTGAAGTCTTTGTCTAAGACGGGTAAGTTTTCCGGAGTCACAATCCACAAGACAGCAGACTCGTTCCTATCAGCAACAGGACAGACTACACTGACTAGGGGCATGTGGTCTGGGAAAGGAGAGATTCACCTTTTTGCTCCAGCCATTATGGAGAATACCGGGTTTCACGAAGCGTACCATGACTTGGTACTTGAGGCTATCGGACCGGAGGGTGTGCAGCAATTGGCTGATAGACTCTTGTCAGCACTCCCAGCTGATGCAATAGGCAAATACGAAAGATTTATTTCTCAGTACGGTGACGTTAGGAATATTCGCAAAGCCATAAAGAATAATGTGGACGTAGCCGAAGAGTTCCTTGTTGAGCTCCTTGCAGACATTACTACTGGAGACTTGGATGTAGCTGTAAAGAAGGGTTTGATTAACTCATTCAAAGGCTTTGTCGGCTCAACACTCAACACCATCCCCGGTGTGAATGTAGATATGGTTGATGCTGACCCAAAGATACAAGACCTAGTTAATGCACTGCAAAAAGTTACAGGTCAACTTGCTGAGGGTGAGGCTGTTACAGGAACGAAGGACTTAAGGGAGGCTGCAATCAGAGCTGGTTACAATGCAATGATGATTGAGCTTGAGGATATGAATCCAAAGGCTCAAGGAATCTATGCAAGGAACAGAGACGTAGAAGAGGTCACTGACGCGGCAAGGTTTGCGGGTGCAATGGCAGAGGCTACCGAGCGAATGAAGCAGCTGAAAAAGAAGATGTTCCTTCAGGTAGACCCTCTCACCACTGAGGATGCGCAAAAAATCCTTGACGACGGGGGTAAGCTGTTCATGACCAAAGATGGACTGTCTGGTGCGTATGTAAAAGCTGATGGGTATATGGGTGGATTGTTTAAGAATCCAGACTCAGAGCTTAAGCTAGTCAGTAATCCACTTCAAACTGCTAGGGCCAAGAACGGAGGTAAGTTCTATGATGCTTTTGCAACCGAGCTTGAAAGCCTTTACATTGGTAATGGATGGAGACCTGTTGCAAGGCTTGACTTCAATCCTGAGTTTGCCCCAGAGGGGTGGGACGATGCTGACTCGCCACTTAAAACCCAACCAGATGTAGTCTTCTTTGTTAGAGGGGAGGGGAATATCGGTGACGGAGTCAGAATGACAGACTACATGGAGGCTTACGAGTATGCCGAAAGAATTGCTAACGGCAAACCGCAGGCAATCATCAAGTCGCTAGAGGAAAAGCCGGGTAGGGATTCATACCTCGAAAAACAACAGGTAACTGAAGAGCAGCTGGAGCAAAGAAGGGATGAGCTTAAGCTTGATGAGAGCCAGAGACAGAAGAGGAGTCCTAAAGTTGTCAAGGCGCTTCAGGATTATGTAGCTCAAGAGATTACTCAAGAACAGTATATCGAGGTGGTGAGAGAAGAGACTCCAATCACTCCATTTGTTTACGTTCCCGAGGTCCCGAGTACGCTTGACATCGGTGCAGCCCTTACAAGCAACAAGCTTGAGTCAGGAATCATTGGCCTGAATAAAGAAATACCAGAGGGATACTACGTAGGCCTTCGGCTTGATATACCCGCGTATGATAACTACGATGTGTGGGTGGTGTCTGTACACCAAGGTGCTAGAGGAGAGGAGCGAGCCCCCAACCTAGGAGGTAAGTCCATTGGGTATGGGCAGACAGCCCTAGCCACCAACGTAGAGTTTCATTCTGTGCCAAAGGGAGCTCTCAATATTGCACTTGAAAAAGGAAAGACTACAATCGCTAGAATGTTTGGCGATTGGAATAATCACGACCCTCAACAACTCAGAGACAGAGCAGAGGAGATTATGAATAGTGACCAGTACAATATGTCAGACCTAGCGGAAGGCAAACTTGATGGCTGGATTCAAGTGGGTATGAACCCATTCAGACACAGTTGGTTCTACGACAAGAGGGATGGTAACCCAGTCGTATCTGCATCAGAGGTAATTCAGATTGGTGCGCTTGTATTGGCTAAGGACGTAGAGAAGGTATCTACTTCAGACGAAAGGTTTACCGTAGTCAGGAAGGACGGAACCCCGATGAAGTTCCAACATGCCTTGCCGGGTGAGTCTGGTGTTGACACGAGGAGAATGATGACCAACAAGGCTCAAAGGGCTGGTTTGTTGTCTACTAAATACGCTGAGGACGACAAGGAGTTCAAGAGACTTATGGCCGAAAGTGTGGTTCATAATCAAGACCCGGACGAACTGCTCATGGATAGGGTTATAATGACATCGTCTCCGGACAACCTTATGGTGGGGTCATTGTATTTCGACGACGAGCTTGTGTTCGAAGGTGCTGGTGGTATGTATTACCCAGTGAGAACTGGAAACATGTGGGCATTTGCTGACCTTAAGGAGGCGAGAGTTGTAGCTGAAAAGTTAAACGCATTGAGGAAGGCATCGCCAGACGGCAAAGTTTTCTTTATGCTTATGGCCGGAAGACCCGAGAAGGTATTTAGTAATACGGGTGCGGTAGCTACCACCGAACTCATTCTCAGAAAGTTGATGGCTCAGGGGCTGCTCACTGACGTGGCATTCAATAGGATAGTCATAGAGTCATTCAAGCAGACCTTCCCTAAGAATAGGCCAGTTAGGATTGATGGGTCTACTTTGGACGCAGCAAACAGAATCTTGAGCTTCATGACAGATGTTAAGGCATCTGATTTCGGTAAGCGTAAGTACTTTACTGATAAGATGCTTGTCAACATCGGGATAGCTTTCGCTGACAATCAGGCAGGTAGAGACGGCATTCAGAAGATGCTTGAAACGGACAAGATAGGGGCTAAGCAGACTGGCAGCACCTTAAAGAGAATCATAGCTAGACTGCTCACCGAAAGATTCTTAGTTGATATAGATACCGGAAGTGCGTATGCAGCAATCGAGATAGATTCGGATGTCACATTTGGGGAAGACGCAGAAGCGTCACCTATCTTCCCGGCCTCCGTATTTCAGCTGGATGAGAACGGGAATAAGAAGCCAGTGACAATGCACCTGTTCAAGAAGAAGGTCAAGCCTGACGAAGTTTTTCCATTGGCTAAAGACATTCTTACAACTGAAAGAGGATTTAGAAAGAAGGAGTTTATAGAGACGTTCTCTAGTAAATATGAAGGAAGGCAGAAGAAGGACGGCACATTCAAAGACCCTATCAAGGCAGCCGAATCCGCGTGGAATGCATTACTTGGTCTGCTTAATCAGCCATACGGAGTAGCACGATACAAGGGCAAGGCTCAAGCCATAGTAGACGCGGAAGCAAAAGCTCAGGGCAACATAACCCGATTGGTGTCTCAAATGATTGACGCAAAATACCCGTCACCTAAAATCACCAGAGACAAGCGCAGAAAGAATCCGGTTACCAGTATTGACGAAAGCATGCAGCTGGATGCCTTTGTGCACGTCAAGGCAGATGTCATCAAGACGTTGATGGACTACGGGTTTACTAAAGAGGGGGCTGAACGAATGTTCAAAGAGGCCGTAGCCTACAAGCAGGGAAGAACCCAAGGAAAGCGGGAGGGTATGCGCGTTGCCATGATGAACGCGAAGGAAGCCAGTAAGCTGTCTACCAAAGCAAAGAACCTCAAGAAGTCCTTGGAGGAATTGAGGGACAAATCAAAGACATTTAAGGAGTTCCTATCAGAAGCAATCAATCTTATTGATGAGCGGATGAAGGAAGATTCAAAGACACCCTTCACAAGAGGACAGCTTAAAGACCTTGTTAAATACATCAGACAAGCGCACAACGTAAATGCAAAGCGTGCATCTGAAGAAGGGTTGGATGCAATGCAGTCCTTCATTGATAAGATTTCTGTAATTTTTGACAAGCGTGAGGCCAAGGCAGAGATGCAGAAGTATCTCGAAGGAGTGCGGCACGCAAGAAATCTTCAGGCCAGATTAAAGCGCATGTCGAAGGTGAGGGGCAGAGCCTCAGCACCAAAGAACGTAACGACATATGCCAAGGTAGCTAATGGATTGGCTGCAATAAACCCAGCATTACTTCCTCAGAATGAGCTTGAAAGCTTTGTTGGTACGCTCATGCAGACCATCTCATCGATGTCTAAATCTAAGGCCGTGTTCGATGCGGAGGAGGAGCGGTATGCAGGCATATCGTTTGACAAAACCCGGGTAGAGGTATTGCGAAGCAAGCTTAGCAGCTATAGCGCAATGGAGGAGATTGGTAGGCAGTCGTTGTTTATGGCTAAGGCTCAAGTAAGAGCAGCTAAGAATAAAACAAGCATAGAGGAAGAGTATGATAAGCTTGTAAAGAACTACGAACGGAGTAGATTGTCTTCCAGCAGACGGGCTATCCTAGACTTCATTGACGACAACCCCACTATCACTCATCCTGAAACAGGGGAACAGGTAGTCCTTGATGAGAGCAACCCAGCGCATGTGGATTTGGTCACTCAGATTCTCGCCGAGAACGCTGCGTTAAAAGAGGAGCTGCAAAAGGACGCAATCATATACGACGTTCTCATCCCAAGGATTGCCGCAAACCTCACCAAGCTGCTTGAGGATTCTCAAATTGCAGATATACTAGGCTTGTATAACGAAGGGGAGTTCGACGTGAATAAGCTTGCGCTCAGATTGCAAAAGCTTAAGCGGCATCACATCATCAATCTTGATTACCGGCTTGACGACTACGTTGTAAACGATTCGGTTTATGGTATCGGTTACATGCACGCCCTAGTCAAGGGAAACATTGACATGCCGAACGCGCTTTCAAAACTAGTTCGGTCTAAGAACTTAAAGTCTAGGTCTGGTGTATTGTCGGGGCCACTGGATACTATCAATTCCTATATCCAGAACTTAATTCCAGCCGACAGGATTACAACTGCAAAACTCAGAGTTGCTTTCGGCTTGTCCGCCATGACTACAAACTTTGCTAAGGCTGACTTCATTCATACTCAGATAGTGGAGATGCTTGAGTCTGAGATTGACAGGATAGAAAGTGAAGGCGGCAGTGTGAAGACAAGGGCTGACAGAGCTATTGCTCAGATGTATTCTATGGCTAGGCAATTGCCCAAATTCGAAGGAGAGAAAGGAGGTGCTGAAGCTGCTTGGTATATCGAGCTAAGGAATGCTATGCGAAGAAGTATCGACTACTACGTAGAGCAAAAGACTTTTGAGCAGAATGAGATTGATGAGTTTGAAGATGCGTTCAATTACCTGTTCGGTGCAGCCGAAACATTACCTGAAATGATTCAAAGGGTTGAGTCGGAAAGGTCTGACATTACTGGGCTGGTTGACTATATGTCTGACATCCACAGCAGCCTCATGCCTCAGTTTAGAAATTACGTGGAAAGATATCTTGGGAAGGAGCTAGAACTAGAAGATAACTACACTGCGTTCGAGGTAATCCCAGAGACCGGAGCTAGAAACGTAGATGATTTGATTCGGATGAGGGTATCCATTAGTGAAGCGTTAGCTAGCTCATCTCTATCTCATACAAAAAAAGTTGCTGGTAGTTCATTCGAAAGAAACCCTCGCTCTCTCAAGGGAAAGAATCGAATTGGACTTGACTTCCTTTCAATTAATGAGAGAACGCTAAGGGACAACATCATATTGTCTAACACCGTTGGTGATGTGGTTGCTGCGAACTACGTTATGAACAGCGACGCAATGAAAAACTTTATTGTGGACGCTAAGGCTAGGAAGGAGCTTGAAAGAAAGATGATGTTGTATGTTCAGCAGGACACGGGAAAAGTTCCGCCAGTATTCCAGCCTACATTCAGGGTCAGAGGAGTTAAGTTCATGAACCCAGTAAACCTTTTAAGGAATGCGGTAATCGTAAAAGCTTTTGGAAGCTTTGGAATTCAGACCCTCAAACAGAGTACAGTTCTTACGTCGGTTATGTTCCAAACAAATAATCCGATTCAATCAATTCCGTACCTGATTAAAACTGTATCCGAAATGGCTGTGTTCTCATTAAGAACTTTAGCCAGAGAGGACAGCAAGTTAGCATTGGATGATGGTAGGTATAAGTTGTTGCAGAACTCACCTGTATTCCAGAGGGATTACGAGGCAGGCAACATTGACCCATACACCGGAAGAATGAGCTTGGATGAAGGCAAGCTGCAGGAGATTGTAAGAAAGCTCAGCGACATCAGCCTAAAGAACTTGAAGGGTACCGATAAGGTAGCTGCTGTTGCCTCTTGGTTTACGTTCTATGGCGATGCCTTGATGACAGAAGGAGCTATCGAAAGCTTCGATGAAATTGACTGGGATGCTGAGGCGGCAAACCCAAATGAGATTGCGCTGAGTTATGCAGATATGATGGTTAATAAAGACCAAGCCGCATCAACACCGAGAGAGGCTGCTGACTTGTACCAGCAAGAGAAAGGGTCAAAAGCAGTTGTCACTTATTTGGCGCAGAATGTCCTACTCCCATTCTCTAGGTTTGCCGTGAACAAAAAGCGTAGCATTTCATCTGACTTCATGCGCATATTGTATGGTGATGCGCAAGCCAAGAAGGAAGGTAGCATAGCTATGCTTGGCCACGCTGCGGAGCTTACACTGTTCTCGTATGTGGGTAAGGTTTTGATTCCGGCAATTTCGGCGATGCTTAGAGGTGACGATGAAGATGAACTTCCAAAGGACAATGCGTGGAGGCAAATTGCAACACAGGTAATTGTCGATGCCCAGCCGCTTCCACCGCTTGGAGTCTTTGACAAGCAGATTCAATCAACATTAAATAGATATCTATGGTACCCAACAGATGTAATGAGGGAAGGTGACTTTAATCTTGGTGATGATGACGGGTATGAAAGGTGGACTAGGTTAAATAAAGGTGTGCCACTGTATTACAAGGGGGCACCAAAGGATGCAACGCAAGGCTTACTCAGATTCATGGGGCCATACGGGGACTTCATTGATGATGCCAGAACTACAATCCATAATCTGTCCATGCCTGAAAACAAAGTTGTTAGTAGTACAGGGACGGAGTTTTACGTAAGGCCAGAGGACAAGGAGGCTATGATGATGCATTACTACCTCAAGATTTTCTTGACTGCAGGTCAGGTTGCAGGCTTGTCCAGTAAAGAGATTGATGTACTGGTCAGGGATATGGACAACCTACCTAAAGACAGAAGACTGTCTAACGAAGAGGCATTAGCTGCGTATGAATCAATTGCAGAGAAGTATGGAAGAACACTAGGCGAGGGCGAAGGTGAGGACAGGCTGAGAGAAATCGCAGCGAAAGCTGACAACCCATTCGATAAAGTTCGAGCAGTCAACTCATTCAAGTCAAGCATCAAGCCGATTGTTGCTGAGAAGAACATGGAGGAACAGTATCCAGACCAGCACAGAAAGTATATCAGGGAGGTGCGCAAGCTTCCAATGCAACTCAAGAACGCAAGGGATTACTACGCATTCATGAGAAGTAAGAGACAGACTATGAGCCCAGAAGAATACATTGAATTCAAGACTTACACTGATATGTATCTTGCTCTTGTTAGGCCTGCGTTTTACACTGAGGGTCAATACATTGAATCGAAAGAAGAATGAGATTAGAAGTACTTAGATTTAGCAGTCAGAAGGACAGCACGCTCGGACTGCTTTTTGATATCACGGATGGTGACCGCAAGTTTATGTGCTACACCTTAGAGGATGAGTACAGAGAGAAAAAGGTAATGCATGAAACCAGAATACCAGCTGGCACATACGACATTACATTTCGCACTGTAGGTGGGTTTCATTCTAAGTACTCGAAAAGATTTCCAGACACGCATAAGGGAATGCTATGGGTTAGAAACGTGCCCAACTTTGAATACATCTTAATCCATGCAGGCAACGATGATGATGACACAAGTGGATGCCTACTTGTAGGAGACACACAAACGGAAAACATTCAATCAGATGGGTTCGTTGGTAGCTCAGTCAATGCATACAAAAGGATATATAAAACAATTTCAGAAGCGCTCGACTGTGGTGACGAGGTTACAATTACATACATAGATTACGATGGAACAGAAGAAGATTAAGGACACTGGTCTTGGCCAATGGCTAAAAGAAAAAGCCCCCGGAGTCTTGGATACGGTTGGCGATTTGTTGCCAGATAAGGGAGCGCTAGGCATTGTAAAGAATTTACTAGACAAGGAGCCCGGTATCTCACCGGAAGAAGCTAAGGCTAGGGTAGATGCAGAGATTGCCTACCAGAACAACGTTACTGAGCGATGGAAGGCAGACATGAATAGTGATGTCAAGCTTGCCAAGCTCATCAGGCCTGTGACATTAATCACACTTATGGTTATGTTCTGCCTGACCATGGTGTTCGATAGTCTAGATGAGTGGCCGTTTAACGTGAAGGACAGCTATATTGATTTGCTTCAGGTGCTTATGCTTACCTCATTCGGAGCGTACTTCGCTGGTCGCACCATTGAAAAATCAAAGAAATGAGGCAGCTGATTGCCTTGGTTATTGCAACCATCACATTTAATGTGTCGGCTCAAGACTCGTGTGCTGTTTTCGGTAATGAGCAACCAGTAGTTTTAGCGATGGGATTGTTTGATGACAACCCAGTATTCTGGAAGACTATAAACTACGTAGTTCACGTACACCACACGGACAGCTTCCCCGATAGCTATGTTTCAGAGGACGTAATCTATGATGCGCATGACCACCTCATTGAAGAGTTTGAGGAGGTGATGATAAACTTCTCACTCGCGGCAATTGAGTACCACGACTTTGATGAGTGGGAGACAGCCCCGCAACTACTACAACCTTACTACACTTGTGTCCCCTACAGTGGATTTGGCTGGTATCAAATGAACGAGTACATATCTCCTATCGTTTGGGATAGAACTCAATACATGAACGTACACATCTTCCCGCAGTTCTGCTCTGGAATACTTGGATTTGCATGGCTGTCTTACACGGCGGCAACAGACATGGAGGGGGTTTGGGTCAGAACAAATGTGTTCGGGAGGTTTGGAGAACAGCTTACCCTGCCTACACGGATGGAGAACAAGACATTCATACACGAGGTAGGTCATTACGTTGGGCTGCACCATGTGTTTAATGACGTGGAATATTGCGGCCAAGACCTTGGACCATGTGAAGAAACTGGCGACGGCGTATGCGACACCCCTCCAACGAAGGTGAACTGGAGTTGCGAGAATCCGATATGCCCACCGGGACTATACGACTACACACCCAACAATCACATGGACTATTATGTGGATTCATGTAGAACAAACTTTACTCCCGGTCAGATACAGCGTGCCCACGCTGTGCTGCCTGTATTTCGGCCCGGCCTAACCGACCCAACTGAAGACCCCGTGTGTTACGGAGACGTAAGTGGTGACTTTGTTGTGGGTACGAATGACTTGTTGCTCATGATGGAGCATTGGGGAGAGTTGGACTGGGAGCAAGGAGATGTGAATGGAGATGGGTATTTCACAGTGACAGACTTCCAGCAAGTGCTTCAGTACTGGGGGACGGTATGCGCCAGTGCAGAGCTAGACCCATTTTACAGGGAAGAAGAAACCCCCGCCTTGAGGGGCGAGGGTCTCCGTAAGGTAATGAAACTCCTGCATCAAGCCGGTGTAACAGTACCAAGATAATAAAGCTGGCTCACCCAGCAACAAGACATTCGTTTCATATCAGAGAGATAAAGATTGGTGTCTTCTCTCCCACGTATGACCCAGTAACATTGAAGTCCATGAACTCGATGGCCTCTTCGCACGTCATTCCATCCCTCTCCATTAGAACATGTACACACATGTCGTAGTCATAAACAGCTACAACATTCATGCCTTGGGTGTGGCCTAATAATGCTTCTTCAAACCCGTCTGCCAACAGAGCCTCCTCGTCCACGAGGGCTTGCATAATCTGCTCCAGTCGGAACATTTTCATATTGGCAACAAACTCTTTGCTTGGTTTCCTGTTCATCGTACTGGGCATGCTCCGGTGTCACAATCTTGAATGTCAATGTCGGCCATGTCAAGCACACCTAGGTTGGTGATTGGTGTAACCTTTGATGACATCTCATCGTATAACTCTTTTGTAATCTCCTCGAACGGAGCCTGAGCAAACCCATGCTCATTGTGGAGCAGGAAACTAACTGACTTCATGTTGAAGTAGTCCAGCGCTAGCCAAGACTTGATATCATCGAGCTCCTCTTTTCTGTAGTAGATAGTAACAGATACGCTGTTGTCGCTCCACTCTTGCTGAAGGCGCTTAATCACTTTGAGCTGGTCGATAGCAGTCATGTCCTTTGCGTACATAGTACCCTCTGGGAATTTGCAAGGGAACTCTACAACAACTGTCCCGTGGTCTTCAGTGCCATCAAAATTCTTGACATACTCTATGCGATAGCCTCTGTCCCTGCAAGCTTGTACAAGGTCACTACCTGAAGCCATTCTAATTCGTCTAATGAAGTATTCTGAATATCCGGGGTGAGCTCCCGGTGTAACACCAGCAAGTAGAGACAGCGTGCCACTGGGCTTGACCGTCGTGAGCTTAATTGATTCTGGAAATCCTCTAGTTCTTGAATACTCGACATCGAATTCTCTGAGTTTTGAGTACACCTCACCGAGCCAGCTTCTTTGTTCTTCGGTAGCCTGTAGATATCCAGTCACCCCGATTCCCATTCGCATGTTTCTGTGAACGATGTCCTCAGTTTCTTTAACCGCACACTTGATTGCCAAGCTATGCTTATTGATTCTATAAAGATACTTTGCAACCTTTAATAGTTCTTCCTTTGATTCAATATTCGGCAGATAGATTTCAGCCAAGCAGCAAGTCTCAAAGTTCGCAAGTGATTGCTCAGCACAAGGGTTGTATCCTTGCACGTCTGGGTCGGGGTACTGGGTTTCTCCTGTTCGTCCCATCCTGCGAGACGACTCTAGATTAATCAGACCGTAAGGCTCGCCATTGCCTTTGTATCCTTCCCAGAATTCATCTGGTAACATACCGACATCATCACAGACTACACTGTTGTTTGACATCGCTCTCCAGTTGGGAATACTGCCCAAGTCCCAACGCTTTGCACGCAGGTACTCGATATCATCGTGGTCACCTAATGCAATCTGTGCTGAGCGTCTTACGTTACCGGCAACAACAATGCTTCCGATGATGTTCATGATGTCAAGACAATCAACGGGTCTTAATCTCTGACCTGCTCTTCCGTTGAGCACCTCATTGATGCTCATGATTCCTTTGACTAGGTCTTCCGCCCCGCTTGCCGTTCCGCCAAAACCTTTGATAGGAGCTCCAGCTGGTCTGACGAGGTGAGTAGCGAAGCTAAATCCCTCACCAGTTTCAAAGCTGGCTTCGAGTGTTCGCTTAAGCAATTCAACCCATCCTTCTCTTGAGTCAGGTACGATAAAGTCTGCATCGTTTTCATCGTTCCTAACTAATTTAATCTTTTTCTTTTTAACCTTCGGGAGTTGATAAACATTCTCTCTTTGGATATTGAATCCAACGCCACTCCCAAGCATAAGCATTTCGAATGCCCATGTGAACGGACGGATTGGGGAATCAACAACAACAAAGGCGCAGTTCTGTAGGGATGGTAGGCCAAGACGGTCAACTGTCTTTGTCCCTAGCTGCCAAAGGAATCTACCGGCTACAGTACCCTTGAGATTCATCATAATATCTCTGAGTTCCTGCTCCTCTTCAGGAGTAAAGCCTACCTTTAACTGCTTGCTGCATGCGTTGACCACACGCTCTACCGTGTCAGGCCATTCCTCGCTGCGCTTACTGTTTAACTGACGTGAGTACGTTCTTTTATAGGTGACGTATCCTACTGGACCCCACGGAATGGAGTCCACCAACTGCTGATTATCCATGTAAAATGGTTTAAAGGGTGGAAGAAAAAAGGGCTCTAATATACGAAGTAAAGTCCTCTTCATAGAACAGAATTCCAGAAGACTTCAGTGTGTGGATGGGTAAAAGCCAGCCCTCTGCATTCACCCTTCCGTTAACTGTATCCCTAACGGTAGGAACCGACCTTAAATTGTGCTCACCATTCAAAAAATCTTTGAGCTGCTGGGCATGAATGATGTAAGCCTTTGCTTTGTACTTGTTCACGTCCTGTAATGTGACCAACTCGTAGGCTTGCTTGACTATGTAAATCCACCAGTCAGAACGTGTCACCATTATGCCGCTAGGCCTGCCCATCTTAGGGTTCTTGTACTCAATGAACAGATTACCTGTTGGTCTGCGCTGCTCACCTTTGTAGTTCAGCCATGGGGCAGCAGAAGACTGGTCGAACTTTACTTCATGGAACTTAGCCCGCCCCTCTTCAGACGTTAACTTTAAATCCCAGCCGGGAACATTTCCGGAACTGAAGGTTACCTCAGAGACAGGGTAGGTGTTGAGCACGAACTGACCCCAAGCCTTTTCGATGGCATCGCCTATCGCTTTGTCATTCTCTACAGTGCTCATTGAACTCTTTCAGTGCAGTCTTAATACCTTCAAGCTCAATGATTAAAAGCTTTTTGTATTTTCTGACTTCGTCAACAGTGGTGTCCCAGTCTTTCTGTGGATTACCATCATCTGTATGGATGCTTTCGTAAAGCTCCGTTGTCAATCTATGAATCTCCTCAGTGGCAAAGGAGTACAATTGACTAAGTTTTTCTTCAGTCATTCAGGTGGCGTTTAATAATTTCAACGGTTTGGTCAACTTGCTTCTTGTTTTTTGGGATGAATAGCATGTAGTCATCCATGTCATTGCTCTCTAGGTACTTTAGGAATAGCTTCCATCTAATTGGAAACGTGTGTTGAGATGGGACATATCCCTTTGTCTCAATAATAAACCTATGCTCATGACTAATGAAGTCAGGGGTGTACCTAATTGCTAACACAACTTTGTTAGTAGCATCAACAAGAACATCCTTACCCCTAGTTGACTTGTGATATACACCCGGATAACGAAACGAGTCCACAAGACTGAATGTCTCGGACTCGTAACCGAACTGAAGCTTCGCCTCCTTTAGCTTGTCGTAGCAATAAGTCTCAAGGGTAGACTTCAGCTTAACCGAACCGCGAGAGAGGTCGCGTCGCTTCCTCCCTCTTTGCGGCTTGGTTAAGTTTTTTCTACTCCTATTCTTCATACTACAATTTACGAATGAAGTTGCCTTTGTTGGCCTCTCAACTTATCCCCAAGTGTTGGAAAAAGTGTAGGCTCCGGACCGAATAAAGCAAATCCCGATTGCGTACTATTGAATTCAAACATCAGTGGCTCAAGAAATGGGGTTGGCTTACCTCCAGTATCCACCTCCCTCACCTTTCGAACGTGCATCTCAATACACCTTCTCTGTAGTACATCGGGGTGCTGAATCTTTCGGTGCAAAGTGATGAAGCAATCCGCTCTGTTCACCCACTTACCTCCGTGCTCTGTATCCTCAGCATAAGGTGCAACCTGCAGTCCATCATCACCCTTTCTACGTTGACTCTCCGTAATGCTGTGAGCATTTACCCAGACAGCAATCTCCATGTTGTTACTAAGGGTAAGGAATTCTGAAGCGGCTTCGTAATGGTACTCATGGGGTCCGATTCCACGACCGGCACTCATCTCAATCTTTAAGCTGTTGTATGGGTCTACAAATAACCCGTCAATAGGTTGCTGTCTGTGAATCTTCTCGCAGAAAATGATGATGTCTGAGTAGCTGTATGTCTTGCTGTTGTCAATGACTATGAAGTGCTCCTCTACCCACTTCCTTGCTGCCTTTCTCTCTTGCACGGTCGTGCTCGTTAACTTTTTGTTCAAAGCAAACACCATGAGTTTCATTTTGATGGCGGCTGTCCTGTTCTCCGAGCTGTAGATAACCCATCTCCAGTCATGATTCATTGCGCTAGCTACCATCATCCATAAAGCAAACGTAGTCTTACCGATGTTGCTGTGACCATTAATCATGACGAACTCTTTCTTGAACATGAAGTTCTCGTCCACCCTACTGTTGCCGGTAGTTAACCCAATCGGAATGTTACCATCAACGTAGTCCTCAATCCAATCATAGTCAACGTTATCACTACTAACGAATGACATGTCGCCATCGTTCAATCGCATATCTCGCTTAGCCTTCTCTTCAGTGTTGACCACCTCACCAATTGGCATCATCTTTCCCGCCTTGATACCATCATCAATGGTCTTACGTGCACCCTCTAGCGATTCAATGTTATCCTTCTTGGATATCTCTCGCTCAAGAACCCATCGAGCTACCTCCTCTTCAACTATGCCACTGGCTATATATCCTCCCATCAGAGTGGAAGCCTTGACAAGGACGTTATGCTTCTCACCGTCCGTAGCCTTGGCTATCATGAGTGAAGCAACGTTCACCTTTTGAAAGTCAGTCCATCCACCACGCTCTAAAACCTCTTGGTTCTGAGAACGCTCGGACAGCATACCACCATACTTATCGTACTCTGATTTGATTACGATGTCAGGGTCATACGATTCAAAGCAGGCTCTCGACTCGTTCTGACCAGTGATATCTAATTCAAGAGCGTATTGCTCGTCAAAGTACTTGACCAAGGAACGGTAGTGGTCTCGGTGCCTCTCCGTATTTGTTATCTCGACTAGCGCCTTGACACCATCGCCACTTGGGGACTCCCAACACGCCATGATATACTTGTCACCCGCCAGTGCGGACTTGACTCTCGTCACGTCGCAATGGTCAAAGTCCAGTATGATTAATCCGGAATGATATTGAAGTGTATCATCGCTTCGCTTCCCCTTGGGGAACACTCCGCTGAAGCAGACAGCAGGTAGCTCTTGCTTCTCAGACTTGTCTCCGTTTCTTACGAGCTCAACCCTTGGCCGACTGTTTCCTTCTCGTATTCTTCTTAGTACTGTATCCAACGATGTCACTACCGCCTCCTGTGTGCGATAGATTGTTGGGTATATCGTTACTCTCTTCTCTTTCATTACGCAGCTCCTCTACCTGTTGCTCATACCACTGCGCCTTCAGGATGTCGGTCTCTAAGGGCTGCCCCTCTTTTTTTCCCGCTCTCATCCTGTACTTGAAGCTGTTCATCTCGCAAAATGCTATGTACTTCTCCACTCCCCATATGTCTTTCATCATCTGGTAAACCTCTTTCCCAGCTGTCTTGTAATGATTTGGCCTTACGTCCTGCAACCTTGTATTGGAATCGCTGGAGGAATCTTTCGAGGATTTCGATTGTTCTTTTGATTGTATCAATTTGCTCATGAGTATTGATTTTTCTTTTGCCTTCTGGCCTTACATGCAAAGGTACTTTCTTATCTACTTTTTCATGAACAATTTCAGACGCGATTACAAACCACTTCCTATAGTCCGGACTTGATAGGTAGTAGACCTCATGGTTTCTGATGTAGTGATACACGCTTGTACGCTCCATCCCGAATAGGTTTGCAACGTCAGCGTGATGAAAGAATGGGTTGACTGCATTAGCAAAAGCAGCTCGCGTTTCTACGTTGTGTCTTAGTCTGTTTCGTTCTGGCGTGTGGCCGATGCGCGAACAATACTCTTGAAGAGTCTCTTGAAAGATGTTCTGTTGTGACATTTGATTTTATTTAGTGTACATTCTTGATACTCGCTCAGTGATTCCATAATCAAGCAAGTATATGTTACCTCTGTAGATACCCCAATTTGCAGGGTTGTACAGGTCGCAACCATTTATATCAAGTTCTGGGATTCGTTTCTTTACTGCCAATACATACTTCCCTTTAAACCTATCCATAGGTTTAGCACGTTGTTGAATGACGACACCTCCACAGCCCCACTTGACAGGGATGAGGTTGCTTTGATATCCGTACTTCCTCCAAAGCTTTCGCTCATTCAATCCTTGTAGCCACCCCCTCCTATCAATGGGGATTTTCACGGCGTACCTTCCAATAAGAAACACTACCCGAGTTGATACTTTTACTTTCATTGATTACTGATGCTTTTATTGATTAATGAATTGCGGTCATCCTCGGAATCGAACCGAGACGAGCTGCGTAACCTCGTTCCTGCGTGTTGCCATACCAAATTGTCTCACGCGATGACCGTAGCGCCCGTCTTTCCGAGCTGTCAGTCTTTGATATCCATAACGGGGTTATATGATTGACACCACCACTAGGCCCCGACTTGACCAATGTCAATCACGAAGTAACACGCGATTGATATGGCTGGATACCCCACCTCACCCGACAAGGTAAAGTTTTACTATCCCATGTGGTGGTAGTGTACTCCCGACAGGATTCGAACCTGTGACCGTCTGCTTAGAAGGCAGATGCTCTATCCACCTGAGCTACGAGAGCATGAAAGAGGGGGGGCGAACCCCCCTCCCAATCATCAGTTAGAAAATAGGTTCTTCAACAACCTGCTTTTCTACTCTACGCTTCTGCTCAGACTCGGAGTTAGGGTCATAGACAGAGCAGAAAGCTTTCATTCGACGGTCATCTTCCCGGTCAGGGATGGACAGCACGTCAATGTATACTCGACCTTTTGCAGTAGCATACTGCTTCAGGTTCTCCAATTCCTCAAGCGTAAACGAGATACGCTGAGTTACTCGTGGGGAATTAGTGTACCCCACATACACGTTTTCTTTTTTTTCAGCCATGATGGTGAATTATTTAAGGTTTGAAATGTATTCCTTGTACCGGTTACGGGATTGTACAACTCCCATGTTTCCTTCTGCGTAAAGCCACATCAACCTAAGTTCGATGTTGTCTGAACCCATGGCATCAGCAAGCTCTCGGTAAGGCATGTGTAGTTCCTTGATTGCGTAGTATGCTGTCATGCATCGCTCGGAAAAAGCACCCTTTCCAAATGCACATGGTTGAGCTACGTCAATTCCAAAGTGCAAACTTGATTTTACTATGAGTTCGTTAGCTGTCATTAGATGATTCCTTTTATGAAGAACGTCTCAGTGTCAATGTTATTGTCCAAGTAGTTTGATATTCTCTCTACTGCCTTGTTAAACTTGACCTCTCCGTTCGCAATTGTTTCTTCGCTTGCCTCGTAAACGCCGATGGCGAAAGGGTAGGCCTTCTCCTGCGCTACCCAATAGAACTTGTCGAGACCGAGCACGGTGCAGTAGATGTAGGCTTGGATGTCATAGCCATAGTCCCTAACAGCATACCGGAATTGATTCAAGCTTCGGGTAGTCTTGTGGTCGCTGATGTACTCTTTGTTTAGGCAGTCTAAGAATCCCCGAACAGGTACACCGTTAATCTCCTGATTGAACTCATGTTGATAGTCGCCAATTAAGTACGTCTCCAACACACCACTCACCTTGAGTCGTTCAATCATCTCTTGTGCCTTCTTGAAGTCATCCTCACCAATGAGCTTTACTCCTTTGGACTCGGCTTCTTCTTGAAAGTCTTTGACCCAAGCTTTATACTTATTGGTCATACGTGGTGCACGACCACCAATCTCCTCACATTTAGTGCTGTCATTGAGCACCATGAACTGCTTGTCGAAGTCTTCTGGAGTGAAGAGAAGGCAGTCGTACATACTTCCGAAGGTAAGAGCCTCACTCTCCTTAAAGAGCTGACCTCTCATGTACATCTCCCACAGCTTCATGTCTTGAAGCGCGTACTTGATGGAGCTGTACGATAGGTGACCCTTACCTACTGACTCTGCGAGCTTGATGCTAAGCATTATGCTTTTACGTATTCGACGAGCTTGTTGTACTGCTCATCATTAAACTTAGCCTTGCATTGCTTTTCAATCTTACTCCATGCTTCAGCACGGTCTACTGCATTCTTAAGGAATGTGACTGCCTTCTGATAGTCCTGCTCAGTGGTAGGCTGTTCCTTCTTTGCTGGTGCAGGAGCATCTTGCTTTGCGATTGCATCCTTTACCTCGTTAGCTGAAGCAATGCTAGTGTCGATTCCGATTCCCATCATTGCCAAGGCACGTCCCACTGCTGATGTTTCGCAGTTCTCAATGAAAGATGTCTTGTTGATGTTGCTCGATGCCTTCACCTCATGTGCATGACCAGTGGCTATGACTCGCTGCTCAGGGTCACCGATTACACATTTACATATGCACTCTTCCCTATCATCCGTGACTGTTATATCTGTTGAGATAGTCCAGTTCTTGTACTGCTCTTCGTTTCGGAAGAATTTAATGCGTTCGTTGACTTCAACGTACTGCTTACCACGAATGTTTGTGGTCTTGAATTTATGGGTACTCATTTGTACTGAATTAATGGTTAACAATTGTCTCGGCTATCCTTGCTAGCATCCTCTGAAGGTCTACTAGTGGCTGAAGTATCAGTATCAGGATTAATAATACTACCATCAGCGGTAATTTTAAGAAGCTGTTCATCATATGCTTTTATTAAGTCTTCGTACTCGTCTAACAATACACTCTGCCTCATGACAAGATTGCTGTACACTTGCTTGTCTGCTTGCTGTGTGTTTACAAAGTTCGAGGTTTTTTTTGAGCTTTTCAACAGATTAGCGCATAAAGTTTTAAACATTTTGTATGCCCTCATGATTCCCAAGCTTTAAAAGGGTCGTTCACAAGGCCTAGGTTCTCCGCATCGTCGTTGAGCATCATACACTTCTGAACGAACTCTCCTTCGGTTATGTTACCGAGGTCGTACTGCTTACAGATATTGAGGAACAGCTTACATACGGTCTCGCTGTCATGGAGTTGGAACTGTCGCTGTACAGACACTCCGCTGATTGTTTCTTGGGCTTTCATTAGCTTAGGATTATGATTAGGATTAAGGTGAATATCATTGCTGCTGTTGTGTAATAGACAACGTCGTACTGAAACTTTTTATTGCTCATGGCTCAAAGTCTTTCTAGGTTCCATATCATGTGGATGACATCACTAAAGTCTGTCACTGCCTTGCGCTCAGTGATGGTGTCATTGCTATCCTTGCTGAACACTACCATCTCGTTCACTCCGTTGATGGTTGTCACTGATAGGATGGTGTTGCCCACTTCGATTTGCAGAACTCCTGACTTGGTTCCTGCGTTTGCGCTGAGGCTGAAGCCTCGATTGTTTTCTTTACTCATGTTTACTTGATTTTGATTACAACTACTTAACGGTCTTTGGTTTCTGTTTATTGTGCTGTGTCCGAATTTTTTTTCTGGGTCAGCTCATTAAACTTGTACTCTATACAGTCTAGGACTACGCCTTTACGCTGCGGACACTCGTCCAATGAATCGGTGAATAGCTTTATCCAATCCTTATCAAGCATTGCGATACAGTCTATCTGTACTACCGATGTGTGGTACCCTATCAGGTACTTTTTCTTTAGCTCCTCAACTGTCATTCTCCTGCTCTATTACAATGTCCTTGACGCTCTCGGCAACCTCCCTCCAATCAATGGTGCTGATACTATCGTTAACGAAGTCAGCTATGATTCCATTGGGTAGCTTCTTCAAGGTGTGGTCTACCATCCAAGTGAATGACTCTAGGCAGTAGTCAGCTGAGATGCTCATAGGCTTTGCTCCTGTCGGCTTCTCTGTCTCTATCCACTCGTTGGCAATCTCGTCTAGGTATCCCCACACATTGAGTAGCCATGTCTCTTTGTTCTTAAATGATTCGTAGCTCATGGTGAATTGTTTTTGTGGTGTTTCTATAGTTAGAACGGCAGCTCTTCGTAAATTATTGTGCCGTCTTCGGCGATTGCATTGATGTCAATCAGGTGTCGGGCAGTCCTTCCGAAGAAGCCTTGGAGTTGCCAAGCCAACCCTGTCTTGATGAGTGCTGAGAACAGCTCAAGTACATCGTTGACCTCATTTATCTCTCCGTTTTCGTACATCATTATCGATGTGGTAAGTTCCATTGGTTTGCTCATGTGAATTAAATTATGTGGGTTCTATAGTATTAACGCCACGGGTTTCTGTTTATTGTGCTGAGATTGTTAACCGATGTTAACGAGGGTCAGGCCATCCGAGGCTCAGCTTTACCTCGAAGTCCAAGCATCTGCATTCAGTTACGTAGTCGGGGAGCGAGGGAGAGGGAGACACAATCGCGCTCCACAACTCCATCATATATCGCTCTCTATCTACTACCATGACGACCTGTATTCTAGGTACATTGAATGCTTCTGTTGCTTCGCCTTGATAGCATCATTCACTATCTTCTCTATCACCTTGGCCGTGTTCTCAAGGTCTTCGAAGTAGTACTCATCGTACTCTGTCCCTCCGAAGAAGAACCCTTCCACGCATGGTAGCAACTCAGGTGCTCGCTCTCGGTTAAGCAACACTGACAGACACAGGGTTCGTAGCTCCTGAATCTTATCGAGGGAGACGTATGCACTTCGGCAGTCATCCTCTCCGTCTTGAACGTTATCAACAAACCACTTGTGAATAGCGTTCGCCTTCCTCCAGCACATGACCTCCTCGGTAATCTCGTGAATCTCTCCGATGCTACCAATGAATGGTACCGGCTTGTAGTTTAACTCAACCCCGACAGCGTACTGCTTCTTGTTGGATGAGTTCTCGTTTGCTCCACCCCAATTGCGCACGTTGTGCACTCGGTACAAAAACATATCTAATCCCATAATTGATAAGGTTTTAAAGGTTTCTACAGTTATAACGGTGAGGAAGTAGCACTTATTGTGCTACCTCCACTTTTTCTTCTGTCTCAACGTTCACTTCAGGGTCGAGACCAGCGGCCTTGCGCACTTCTGCGACACCTTGGACTGACCTGAGGTAAGCTGTCATTGCCTCGGAAACTTCCTCCTTGGCGGCCTTGAGGGATTCCTCCGCGCTCTTCTGACGACGCTTGGCACGTTCGAGAACGGTTGCCTTGTGCTCGGTCAGGTTGAGAGCCTCGCGCAGCTTGTCCGCCTGCTCGAAGGTGAGGCCTGCGGCGATGACCTTGACCACATCTGTGCGCTCGGTCACAGACTCACAGGTCACAGACTCAACAGACTTCCAAGACTTGGTCTTGATGACCGAGAAAGTCTTCTGCTCGGGCAACACGATGCCTCGTGCCTCGGCGAGCTGTCGTACCTCGTCGGCAGTGAATCGACTGTCTTGGATTGGCAAGCCTCGCTCGGAGTTTTGGACAGCACTATCAACAGCGTACCTCTCGATGTATCGTAGCGCATCAGCCAACTCGAAGATGCACTCGGTCAAGGTTTCACGGGATGAGATGTATACCCACTTGCCGTTCAGCTTCTCGATATCGTAGTTGCCATCTGAGTTCTTCACAACTCGGAGTTGGTGACCGATGAACAGAACGTCGCTGAACACGTCGGTGTGATTGTCGAACATAGCATCCGTGAACTCGTAGCACGTCTGCTCGTCGGACAAGCCTGCGCGGAGCGGGTCACCCTCCTTGACCTTCTTGAGGTAAGTAGCTCGCTTCATGCTCTTGGCCTGATTCTCCATATACTCACGAGCTATGCTGTTGTCGAGCCTTGGGTTCATAACCTCCTCGACCATGTCCTTCAAGCGGTACTCGCTAACCGTCTCGCTGTAACGCCTGTCCTTGTTGAACTCACGGATGACATCGGATGCCTCGTCGGTGAGGTAGCCCCAGTTGTCTACAGGTGCGAGTTCAGCGAACTGCTTGCAGGCATCGTAGAGTTCGGCTGGGATGACCTTCATGATGACCTTGCTAAATGCCATCTTGAACTCAGGAGTCTGCACGTAGTTGTAGTCGTGCTTGATACGCCCCATGGAATCTGACGTGTCCTCGATGTATTTGTTGAGGATTCGCCGACGGATGCCGTACTGGTGGTTCTCAAGGTTCGTTGCGAATCGCGCGGCATTGCGGATTACTTCTTTGGCTTGGGGTGTCAATGCGTTGTCTTGCATAATGTAAAAGGATTAAATTGAACTGCTTTCTTTAGTAATAACGCGGCAGGTTTGCTGTTATTGTGCTTGGTTTGTTAACGGCTGTTAATCTTTCACGTAGTTCTCGTTGAGGTACACGAAGACCTTCACCTCTACGCACTCACTAAGGAGTCCCGTCAAGTCACATCCGCAGATGTGTCGCTCGCTTGAGGTGCACTCGAACTCGATGCTGACGAAGTCTGGATAGTCCTCCTCTCCCTGCGCGTTGTACCACCCAATCTCACGCTCCAAGAGGAACTCTTCGTGTGCGCTCAGGCACTCAACGTCTCCGTTGAAGATTGCAGGGAGGAACTGCTGTCCGCAGGTCATTGTGTCTATTTGAATTGCTTTCTGTCCCATATTTCTTTTCTTTTAGTGGCTTCTATAGTAATAACGCAGAAGAGTTTCTTGTTATTGTGCGCGGACTGATTTTTTTTAGATGTTGCGAAGCATCCATACTTCATCGAGACTCCATCCCTTCTTACGGCACATCAGGTTGATGTAGTTGTCCATGTGCGCTTGGTTGTTGAACCTGTTAGTCACATCGAACAGCCCTGTGTAGCCCTTACCTGTGTAGAACTGGATGGTGGCCACGAATGCCTCGTTCAGGTTGATAACTCCCTTGTAGGGGCGGCTCGCGTACTCGATTGGGGTGCATGGGTATCCTTTCATAGTGTCTGTGTTTGATAGTAGAACGGATTTAGTTTTGGGTTTATTGTGTCCTACTTGTAAAAATCTGTTAACGCTTTGTGGGCAGTCAGGAATCGAACCTGATGCAAGCGAGCCATCGCCTGCCCCAAGAGGGGAGGATTACTCCTCGTCCCTCATGATGAAGTTCACGGCTTTCATAGCCTTGTTTGCCGCTGACAGAGCCATCTTCGGCTTGTCCTGTAGCTTCTTTACCCATCCGTTGATGTAGGCTTGGCTGTTGGCCTCATCGTCCTTGGGCTGAATACCTGTCAGGCCTACGAGGAACTGAGCACCAATCTCAGCCACCAACTCCTCCTTGCTGTATGCCTCGGAGCCGAATGCCGCTACCTTCTCCAATCGCTTGAGGATGGTCTCGTGGCCTGTGCTGTGCACCAACTCGTGGAACAGCGTCTTGTAGTAGTCATCGTTGGTGACGAACGTCTCAGGCTTGGGCATCTGCACATGGTGCTTGCTTGGGCTGTAGAAAGCGCTCGCTCCGCCGTGAGCCAACGTTGGGCGATGCTTCTTAGGGTACTTGACAGCGTACACTGCCTCAGCCTCCTCGATGGGATTGAAGTCTCCGCTAGGCTCGACCTTCTCTCGTCGTGGCTCGATATCGTCGCACTGAGCGATGTTGAAGACATTCCACAATCGTGGGCTGAAAATCTTGTCGAACGCCATGCCTTGAGGGATGTCCTGAACCTTGCGGTAGAACTTGCCATCCTCGCCCCTGAAGACGATGTTCCAGAACACAATCTCGGTGCCTGACTCTCCCTTGCGGACACTGCCTCCCTTGGCTTGAGCCTGCTTGAAGGTGAGCCACTCATTGTGCTCGTATCCTTGCTCCTGCCCATGGATGGTGAGGAACAGCTCATTGATGCCAGTGTAGGCTCGGCCTGTGGCGTTGTTGATGGGGTGCTCGATGCACCCGCTCCCGCTAATGCTCCATGGCTTGAACCATTGGAGACCTTTGGTTTGCAACCCAGCTACGATGCGGTCGGTAACTTTCTGGTAAACATCTACTTTCTTCTTCATTTGAATTGGATTTGTGGGGAGACCCTTTGCCTCCCCGTGTTCTATAGTGATAACGTCTTTCGTTTCCTGTTTATTGTGCGCTGTAGTCAGTTTCGATGTTCTCGGTATCAACGAAGATTCCAAAGTGCGTATCTGCTTCAAGGCAGTCTTGCAAGCCTTGGAGGTCTCCGTAACCCATCGTGGCCTTCACGTTGATGTGCGCTCGGCGAATGCTCTGCAACACGTCTCGGCTTGCTTCCAACTCGCGCTTAGCGATGCCGATGCGCTCCTTGATGTTGGCGATGGTTTGGTCGCACAATGCCAAGGCCTCAGCGGTACGCAACTCGCGCTCCACAGAATCAAGGTTGAATTTCGCCAGTCCGAAAGCCGTCTCAGCCAAGACTCGGGCGTTCTTCAGAGACTTCTCAGCCACTGCTACAGATGCTGATACTCCGTTGTTGTTGTTGGTTAACTCACTCATTTTCAATGTATTAGGTTGGTTTGACATTCTATTTAGCTATCGCGTTCAGTAGTATAACGTATCTCGTTCTTGTGTTATTGTGTATGGGTGAAAAAAGTTTTGGTGCGTACCCGGTGGTGGGTTGTATATGTGGTAGCCTTTGGGTTGGGGTGTTGATTGTGCCTTGGCTTTCTGCCTGTAGGTGTGAATCGTTGCCAAGTCTGTCACCTTTGGTATCGTACCATGTAGGCAGGATTCAGCAACCAGTCAGGTAGCGCAGACCAAAAAGCTGAAATGTTTTGGCCGATGCTGTAAATGTTTTAGGGGGTGGGGTCACGGGATGCGTTTCGGGTTGACCGGCGAACCGTCCGCATGTATGTATAATCCCATACCCCTACATTACTCAGGCAAATAAGCTAGTTAACGTTGCTTACTCCGTACATTTGCAGAATGATTTATGTAGCATATTCTGTCATCTCAGCATACTTCCTGCTGGTAGTCAAGCTATTACTTGAATTCGTAATCAACCACAAAAAGACTTGACTTTGTAAATTTTTTCGTGTAACTTCGCATCAGCTTAGCGTAGTTCACAACACGTTGAATGCTATGCGGTAGCCCGCATTCACGGTTGCTTTGATAGCTACTAGCAGTTTTGGAAACATGGCTATCAAACTATTTGCTAGGTAATTAAACGTGAGCGGCGGATGCTTGCGTCCACACCCTAAGTACTCTGTTCGTCTGATTTGGTGTGGCTGGTTATTTATATTTTTGTGTAACCATTCATCACAACCATACCACATGAAGATTAGCGAGAAGACTGAGGTGACACTTGATATCAAAACACTTGTTGTGGTCATTACATTTGTTGTCACTGTAATGAGTATGTGGTTCGCTTTGAAGGGTGAGATTGAGCTGGCAAAGAAGCTCCCAGAACCAGAGGTATCAAGAACAGAGTATGACCTTAAGGACAAGTTGGTTCGTGAGACAATCATGAATACCCAGACTAAGGTGGAGGAGAACGGGCAAAAGCTTGACCTTATCGAAGAACGTTTGTATGACCTTAGCACAAATAAAAAAAGATGAGACATCTAGTTGCGTTAGCTTTCGCGCTACAATGCTTCAGCGCGTTTTCACAATCCGTATTTTTTAACGAGGCAAGGGCCTCGATGTACACTGGCTTGGTAGGACCGTCAGAAATTGTTGTCGTTCAAATCAACGCGGAATGGAACTCGAACAACACTCGTGAAGACCTTCAGCGATTGAGAGGGTGTGACTACAGATTTGGTTGGTTGGAGCAGCAGCCAGAACACCTTCAGAAAACAATCAGTGCAGTTCCAGTTGTGGTGGCATACAAGGACGGTCGTCCGGTTTACCAATGGGCATCTGATATTACGCTCAGTCTCAAGACACCGTTCGAGGAAATTCAGGAGGTAGTTTACAAGCTTGCGCAATAACTCGCAAAGAGTTACGTTAGCGTAGTATGAAAGACCCAATACACTTGTGCGATGTCGTTCTGTTTGACGGCAAGACAAAAAAGGAATATAGAGTTAATGATGTCGTGCTGTCCGGCAACGACAAGAAACTTATATGGGGGAGCCAGACCCATAGGGACAGACTAATTGAATATGCCTTTAAGACTCCTGCTAAGATTAAAAAGCAGAGGAACAATCTTAGTCTGTTCATCAAACACATCGACTTCAAGAAGTATGTAGGGGATAGTAACTACAAATGGGGTTTGACTAAATAAGTATATTTGCCCTATGCAAGTTAAAAGAAAGGGCGACCCATTATCCAAGTCCACTGCTGTATCACCAGAGGCGAAGAAGCAAGTTGAGTTCGTGAGAAAAGAACTGGCTAAGCGCGTTCCAAACGCAAAGCCCAGCGAAGACTTTCTTGTTAAGGTTGCTTCGACTTATTCCCTCTCGAATAAGAATCCCAGCGTGTTGGATTCCGCTGCTAAAAAATTGAAGAAGTGAAGGCGGCTAAGAAATCAGAGCGAAACAAACTAAAGGTTTCTTCGGATAAAGTATCTGTCCCACCGCCGTCTGGGTATCACTGGATGGAGGAGCAAGGTAGGTACTACCTTATGAAGGGAGACTACAAGCCGCACCCCGGGGCAGTAGAAGAGGCCAGCTTCAAAGTAGCTAGCCATGGGTAAGCGAACACAACCGTATGAGAAGGGGTGGCCTAAAAAATATTTCACCGGTATGCCCAATAGCGGTAGCGACCAAGAGTGGGCGGCAAACATGAACAAGAGAAAGGAGGCATACGAGAAGGGCGAGAAGATTGACCTGAAGAATATGGATGCAGGCGGTAAAGTCTCAGCCAAAGCCCTCAGCTCTGCTGTGATGAAAACCCTGAACGCCAAGGCGAAATCCTCAGGCATTTCCGTAGGAAAACTGAGGAAGGTATTCCGGAGAGGTCAGGGGGCTTGGATGAGCGGAGGAAGCAGAAAGGGAACAAGCATGAACCAATGGGCGTTCGGAAGAGTGAACAGCTTTATCAGAGGTTCAAAGAAACACGACACAGATTTAAGATAACATCTAACAGTTATATTTGCATCATGCAGTATGGAAGAAAAAAGTATGGCTACGGAGGCTCTGTAGAAGACAGATTAAGAATGGCTTTCGGTGGTAAGATGGTTTACGGTGAGAACGGGGTTGAGATTAACAACGAAGGCGACCCTAAGAAAACTCCAGCAAGCCCTTACAATCCTGTAACTCAAGAAACTATTACCGCCAACTTTCGTAATAACGAAGGTATGCAGGAGGCGCAATCCCCCGGTAAGATTGACGCATACAACTTCCAGCTCCCCGCTTCAGGAAGCCTTGATGACTTAGATGATGATATGAAGCAGACCCTTATTAAGTCTGATTTCGGTAAAGACTATTTGTCTGGTGAGGGCTCTCTTGACCAGCAGTACAATAAGTACGCCACCAAGGTTGTTGGCTTTATGAAAAGAAACCCAGACCAAGCTCTCAACGCAATCAATCAAATGATTGAATCTGGGAATGAAAATTTTCAAGGCCTTAAGGGTAAGTCAGATGCCGAGAAGATTGCAATGGCTACTAGATACATGACCGATAAAAAGATTGGTGACTTCCATGGTGCGTTGATGCTGGGTAAAATGGCAGTACCTAATGTTTCATACTATACGCCCAGAACTCCTTTTTCAAGAAGTGAGGCGGGCAAGGGTCCAATCGAACGTCCCGGAATCATGGTCTCTGTCGGTAATAGGGCGGTAAAAGGAGAGCAAGTGGTTGACCTTTTGAGACAAGCTGAAGCAGAAGGTATTGACTTGACTGGTGGCCCAGACGGTGCGCCAGACCCCGATGCTGTTGATTTCCTTAATAAATTCATGGACAAAAACGGCGCTCAGGAAAGAGGCCCGAGGTATCAGGATGACGGAGAGTTTTCACAGGATGGTATGAATTACGGCACTGCTGACCAGTACTTTATAGACATGGATGAGCGTGCTGCCCGAGAACAACTCCAAAGAGCAGAACAGGCTCAGAGGTCAAGGCAGCAAAACCGACCTAGATATGATTCGAGAGGTCGTTTAATTCGGGATGAGATGGCCGGCGGTGGTATGATTTACATGGGGGAAGGCGGTCCGATTAAAGCCGAGGTTAGCGATGAAATGAGAGAAGAGGCCGCACGTACTGTTGATACGAGCAGCCCCTTCAGGGTTAGACACCGTGGCTACAATGAAGACGGAAAGAAGACCTACGATGTTTCATACAGCCCGCTTAGAAACGCATTGCTTAAGAGGAGACAAAAGGTAAGAGCCTCCTTTTAATTCAATAGCCCCGGAGTAAAGTAAGGGGTGTCCCACTTATTTTCTCGTGTAGGCGCATATACTGCGTATGGGTCATCGTGCTCGAAAATCCACATAGTCCAAATTCCATTAGTCACATCTCGTGTAGTGTGGTCAATATGCAGGACTGCGTATGCGATATTCTGTCCACTAATCTTGTTGCGTAGCAGCAGGTGGTGAGTACCAAGTGTGTATGTTTTGTAGTTCAGGACAGTAGAGCCTGAATCAAAAATACACTCTGCTTCTTGCAACGGTTTGAAGTCTGGAGTTTCGGATGGTTCATATAGGTCGTCGATGAATACAACCCACTCCACACTATCGTTGTCAGAAGATGACAACATGTTGTGGTCGTGGTCAGGAATGATTCTGAAATGCATGTACTGAGCCGAAGCTGCGTTTGCGATAAGGGCGAAAATTAAAATGATGTTCTTCATAATGGAAGGGGTTTAAAGGTTTGTCTGCTCTTACAACGTTCATCAATTTCGTAATATTGCATAAGACTCGAAAAAAATGATTGTTAAGAAAGGCAACAAGTATCAGCTTATCTCCCGGAGAAGCGACAGAGTACTAGGTACTCACGACACAAGAAGAGAAGCAATCAACCAAGAGTATGCCATCAAACAGAATATGGAAGAAGGCGGCATGGTAGAGGAGTGGCCTCCTTCAGGTGCACTTACCTTGGATGAAGTTCTAGACAGGCAAATCTATAAAGAGTCTAGGGGGAACCCCTTGGCTGAGTCACCCGCCGGAGCAAGGGGACTTGCTCAGATTATGCCAAACACAGAAGCGTACCTTAAGGAAAAGGGGCTGATTAGAGAAGACTTCGACCCTTTTAATCCTGAGCATTCTAGAGAAGCTCAACAAGCTTACATGGGTTCTTTACTTGATAGGAGCTGGAACAAGGGTAGTGACGAGGTAAAGTATGCTAAAGCTTTAGCAGCTTATAATTTTGGACCTACGGCTACAGTGAGAATCCTAAATGAAGCGAAGGAAAAAGGTATAGATATCTATGACTCTCTCGACTGGACTGAAATGCTGCCGCTAGAAACACGTGATTACATATCAAAAATTCTAGGGTACAATGATAAGTTCGAAGGAGAGTACGGTACCTATCACTTGAAGGGTTCTTAAAAATCAATAGGCTCGTCACCGTAAAGCTTCCTGTATATTCGTTGTACAAGCAAGCGTCCAGACTGACTCAACCCCAGTCTATGTTCATTACCTACCTTCTCATTGAATAGGGCGTTGATGTATGAATCTACTCCCTTTCCATGATATACTATCTCTACATACCCTTTGTTTTTCAAGGGGAGGACGGTCCTTTCATACAGTTTCTTCCTGCTCTTCGCAAGGGATTTAGCTATATGGTTAACGGTGAAGAACTCGTAATCGTAGGCAAACAAAAGGAATTCAACCTCGGCTTGCCCTATATCATAGTTAGCTTTTACGTCTCGGAGAACGAGTGATAGCTTTTTAAGTTCATTTTTTTTGACGTAACGTTTGTTGAGTTTACTGAATTGTCTGCGTTGACGACCCGGATGGTGTCTACTCATTAGCTGTATATTTGCTGTAAATTTAAGAACATGGCGACTCTTGCTGGAACTAGAGTAAAGGATACGTACCAAGGGATGCTCAAGACATCCGACGCATCATCTCTCACCACATCATTAAAGGTAATCGAAGATGGCATAGGAAACTCATCTGCGCTTTCTCTTTCTACCACAACAGTCAAGGCAGAGAGCCTTGAGATTAATACCGTTACTAGCGGAAGCACAAGTGGCAACGCATTGGTTTGGAACTCGACCAGTAAGGCTGTAGAGTATAGAGCATTCCCTTCTAATGAGACAGTAACAACAACTCTTGGAGGTACTACATCTCCAACCATTACCATTGAAGCTGCGGATGCCTCCAGCACAACTATCACTCTTTCAGCTAGAAATGGATTGGGGTACACTCGTTCTGGTAATACAATTACTATCGGAAGGGGTGATGAAACCATAAACAATATCAGCGTCAACACAACCCTGAATAGCAGTGATTCAGGAAAGATATACTACGTTACTAATCTTAGTGGTACGCTTAACATCACACTTCCACCTGCTGCGATTGGTGTTAACTTTAAAATCATCCTCAAGAATATATTAGGCGGTCAGGTTAACATCTTAACTGCTAGCGGTGACTACTTCTTCGGTAAAGCTGTTGTGACCTCGAATGCTGCTACTGGTCAGTCTCGCGTTCAAACATTAGCTGCGAACGCTTCTAAAAATATAATTAACTTAGACGCGGACGTTTCTGATACCGGTGGAAATACCGGAGACGTTATTGACTTGCTTGCTGTTGATTTTGACAATTGGCTTGTAAACGCAAGCCTAACCACCTCTAGCGCTACGGTTGGAGCTCTCGATGTATTCCCTACCCCATAATTAGTAACTTCATGACATGGATGACATTCTTAAAAAAGCCATGTTCCAAGAAGTCAGTGTGGTTCTGGAGCAGATTGAAGAGATTATTGAGAAGTATGGTTACTCTGGAGACTTGGTGTATACCGCAGCCTTTGGGGTGCTAGAAGAGCAAGGGGAGGAAGAGAATCGCTGGAGCCTAGCTTATGGATACAACTGTAAAGACGATGATGAGTTTACAGAGTTCATGAGCCTTCAGGTAAAAGCTTTTACCGAATCCACGGATGAGGAGCCACCAGAATTTATTGGTTACTCACTAAACTGAATACCATGAACGTAATTAGAAAGATTGTCATTGGGCCAAACCCCAAAGACGCAATGGCGTACTACGTCGGAATGAAAGCGGGCGGAGCGAAGGTCTCAGCAATCAAAGAGGACGATGCGGCACTGTACAAGTACAACGTAAGGCGTTACCATGTTTACCTAGAGGACGAAGATTCAACGTATATTTGGAAGACGGTTGAGAACCAGCCAATTCTAATTGAATACGATTGTAACTTCGAATGAAAGCATTAAGACATTTTATTGTCAACGTGCCAAGCAAGACTAACGACACTATCAAGCTTGGCGATAAAGAGATTTTCCTTGACACGAGATTCGACGAGTTTAACCATCGCATCTGTTATGGGCTCGTCATGTCTGCCCCTCATGTTATTGAGACAGGAGTAAAGGAAGGAGACCTTTTATTTTTTCATCACCATGTTACCCAGAATAAGACGCTATCGCTCGGTGACGACAACTACCTTGTTGTGTACGATGAAGAGAACCCTCGCGGCTCTCATGCTATTGCGTACCGGGACTCGGAAGGGGAACTTCATATGCTGTCGGAGTGGGTGTTCGTACAACCGATTGAAGACGAGACTGAGGAAGAGGTGACTTCATCCGGAATCATCATAGACATCAAGGTAAAGGAGAGGGACGACAGAGAGGCCATTGTGTTTATGCCGCATAAAGAGCTGGCTCGTCAAGGCGTTAAGGTTGGTGATGTCGTTGGGTTTGACAGAGACTCAGACTACAAGATGAAACTTGACGATGATACTGTTGTGTATAGAATGAGACTAGACGATATTAGTTATGTCAAGACAAGTTAAATTCACCACAGTCGAAGCGGCCCAAAGACTTATGAAGTCTATGGAGATTGCTATAAACAATATGATTGATGAAGTTAAAAGACCTGTTGACCCGGAAGCTGGAGGGAGTGCTAGAAAGGCTGAGCTGCAAAGTATCAAGCAGACTGCGGTGGACTGCAAGGAGCTTCTGGTGGAACGGCAGCGGCTTGAACAGATGGTTAAAGACCTACACTCAAACGGAAACATCGAGGAACAAAAAGACTACTCCGGAGGGTTTGCGGAGAAGTTCTCAAAATAAAATTCATGGCAAAGAATCAAATAGTAACATTCATTCGGAAGCCGAAGCCGAATAATAAGGGAGTTCATTCCAAGACCAAGAGCTCAAAGAACAAGCGCTCTAAGCTGTATAAGAAGCGTTATGCAGGACAAGGAAGATGATGTTATCAAGATTTGTCCCAACGGTACACTCGGAGATATCATCGAGATTGGTGGGCTTCGCATTGGCCTTCCCGAGACTCCGAAAGGAAAAATCAAAGGACAGGAGCTGGAGGCAAATATGCAGGTGTGGGAAAGAGTACCTATGCCAAAAGAATTGTCCCGTATTAGAAGTATGGATGAGTGGTCAGAAGCGCCGAAAGAGTTTCGAGAGAAATTTCATTCATATATCGAAGAGGAGTTTCGAAGGCGTAGGGATGGTTTTTGGTTCTACAATAAGGGTGAGCCTACGTATATTACCGGTAGACACTACATGCTCTTACAGTGGACGAAAATTGATATTGGATACCCATCATACCTCGCGTTCCAAAGGGACATCTTTCTTCACATGGCTGCGTGCGAAGCTGACCCTCGTTGTATCGGTCAGCTTTATACTAAGTGTCGCCGCTCTGGGTATACTAATATCTGTAGCTCTGTTCTTGTTGATGAAGCTACTCAAGTTAAAGACAAGCTTCTTGGCATTCAGTCGAAGACTGGTAAGGATGCTCAGGAAAACATCTTCATGAAAAAGGTGGTGTCGATGTTTCGGCACTACCCATTCTTCTTCAAACCCATTCAAGATGGTACTACCAACCCAAGGGTGGAGCTAGCCTTTAGAGAGCCCTCCAAAAGAATCACCAAAAAGAATAAGACAACCGGTGTTGGTGATGCGCTGAACACAGTACTTAACTGGAAGAACACAACGAATAACGCATACGACGGTGAGAAGCTGCACATGCTTTATCTCGATGAGGCAGGCAAGTGGGAGAAGCCTACTGATATCCGAGAGGCTTGGAGGATAGAGAGGACCTGCTTAATAGTTGGTAGACGAATCATAGGAAAGGCTATGGTGGGTTCTACGGTAAACCCAATGGACAAAGGAGGCGAAGAGTACAAACAGATTTGGCGTGATTCAGACCCAGCGAACAGAAACGCAAACGGACGAACCACATCAGGACTGTACAGATTATTCATCCCTGCCTACGAGTCACTCGAAGGGTTCTTTGACAAGTTCGGAAACCCCATAGTAGAAGACCCGGAAGAACCCATAGAAACTCTTGAGGGAGATACTATGTCTTTTGGTGCTAAGACCTTTCTCAAGAATGAAAGAGATTCATTGAGGGGAGACGCTAAAGAACTAAACGAATTAATTCGGCAGTTTCCATTTACACCTGACGAGGCATTCAGAGATAGTATCGAGGGTAGTCTGTTTAACATTGGAAAGATTTACGAGCAGATAGAACATAACGATGAGCTGTTCCCAAACCCAGTTGTTCGTGGGAATTTCCAGTGGGCAAACGGAGTAAAGGATACCAAGGTGACATTTAACCCAGACCCTCAAGGCAGGTGGCATGTGTGTTGGATGCCGGACAAGGAGAGCAGGAGTATACTTCGCTCTGAAAGAGGTAAATGGGTCCCCCCAAACTCACACCTAGGCTGCGGTGGGGTTGACTCTTATGACTTGGACGCTACGATAGATAGCCGTGGTTCGAAGGGAGCTTGTCACATATACAACAAGTTTAGTATG